CTTTTGTTTATTTAGATACCAAAAAACCTTTTTGGCATTTTTTTGGCGGGATTTTTTTCCGACCTTTTTTGTAACCAAAAGTCAATTTTGGTTTAGGTAGGGCGAGGGAGACTTGAACTCCCACGGGCATAAGCCCAACAGATTTTAAGTCTGGTGTGTCTACCGATTCCACCACCGCCCCGTGGTATGCAGTAATTATAGCATGGAGGTTATAGGCTGTCAATAGGTCAGATCAAAAATAATTAAAGTTTATTACTATCCGATAATTTGAATTTGTACAAGTGGTTCCTGTATGTAGTATGTTACCATCAAATTCGACATACCTATTTGCAACACTTTCCACTTTAGAACCATCTTCAAATTTTGTGTAGCCGTTATTATCATTTAAGTAATATATTCCAGTCTTAAAATTTGAAAATGGTTGGTCTGTATGGTAACCATGTTCTATTATTTCATGAGTTCTGGTTGTCAGATTACATTTTATTCTAACTAAAGCTTTGGGTTTTAAGTTATCAATAAAAGGTGTCAACAACTCAATGTAATCACTAGTTGGTCTAAATCCATGATAAAACCCATGATAAAATTGAAAGTTATAATTTGGGTTACAAAATTTTTCGTGATAATCGTCAAGAACTTTACTGTAATGCCAAGGAAAACTATCTGATGTTATTCCTTGTTGCAATTGTAAAAAATCTTTTTTGGATAAAAAATTATCGATTATATTCATTTGTGTAAATTGGTGGGTGAAAATTACAATACTCGTTAAAAGTAATTTTCATTTCTTTGTTAGTCAATCTAGCATGTGCTGCTGCTTTTGGTAGGTTCCATTTTGCATGGAACAGCATTTCCATTGCTTGTCTAGTTTCTGGTCTCATAAAGTTTCAAAATTGGTGAGGAGGAGATTTCTCTCCTCCAGCAACTTCCTTCACACGGACTATTATATTATAGCATCGTTTGTTGGGTCTGTCAAGATAGTGAGAATAGAACTCATTCTAGTGCTGTCTGCTTGCATACGTTCTATTCCTTTCCTTAAACTATATCTTCTAACTTCTGCTTCAGTTCTTTCCGACTTTAAAGTATTTGCAGTTGTAATTATTGTAGATACTTGTGATCTCAACGCAGTAATTTCACTTTCCAAAGTTGCGATAGCAGCTTTACATGCGGTGCAAGTTGCATTATCTCCTGCTGTAGGTGTGACAGTTGTAATACCATTTGTACCTGTCAAATAACCAGGCCCTGTAAGAGAATAGTAAGTTCCTAAAGAAGCTCCGCCATTATTTGAATAAACATTGAACGATCCAATGCCACTTGTTGCAGAAGATAAAGTATTGCTTGTTATATTTCCGTAAGGCTGATCTCCATTATAAGATGCTGTGTTTATATTCCAAGTGTTTGCTTGTGCAACATCTTGATTGACAGTTGTAGTTGTTGTGGTTCCACAACCTACCACGTTTTGTGCCGTGGATCCGATGCTTATGATTTGCTGTTGTTTTGCAACAATCTGTGCAGTGATAGAAATGATTTGATTATCAAACGCTTGAATAGATGGCAAAAAATCATCAATTCTATCTTCGGTTGGCGCAATGAGTGGTGTGATTGCACTTACAGCATCTGCGTTTTCGCCAATCTTATCATTTAGATATTTAATTACACGTTTTGATTTTTCAGTTGCCATTATTAATACCTATAAAGTCTTGTCCTGGATAATCTTTAACCGAAGTACCTTCATACTCTACTACTAATTTATCTAGATCTTTTCTTTCAGCAAATACTGTATAATGACAATAAACTTTTGTTAGTTTCTCCGACCCAACTACAATTTTTTCTGATGTAATATCCTTAACGTGTAAAGTTGCGTCGGAATGTTTCCATGCGGTTAATTGAACTGTGATAGAATTTTCATCTACAAGATCTTTCCAATACTCAGGAAGATAGATGATGTGTTCACCTTCAAGTTTCCCTCTATAAAATACAGCAATCTCTGGCCCCTCAATCGCAACATGTCTAAGACGATGATTTGGTTTTGATGGGTGTGGAATATCAAAAGGCTTTGCTGGTAATGCTTTTGCCAGATTAACTTCTGTTGTTACATCACCAAGTCCAGTAATTGTAATACCAGTGTTAGCTGTGATTCTAGCGTTAGCAGTAATCGCACCATTTGAAGTAATTGTGCCTGTAAAAATTGCATCCTTAAATGTTGCAAACTTCTCAACAAAAGCTACGCCATTAACATTCAATAAAGTCTTAATGTAAGTTGGAGCAAGAACGTCAACAAGACTTCCTTTGATTGTTGTTAAAGGACTTGTTAATGTTGTTGCTGTTGTGGCTAAGATGTTGTGGTTGATGGCACTGGCTTGCAAACCAATTCCAGGAAACGGAGCAACTCCATCACCTAAGGCGCTGATTTTTAATGCAGCTCCTCCTGGTGTATTCGTTGATGGAATAATATTAACAACTGCAGTCTTAGGGAATGCAGGCCCCATAATTCCATCAATCAAAGTTCCACCAACAATCAAAGGCCCGTTAATGGTTGCAAGACCTGGAAGAACTGTAGGATTCTTAGGAATAAAAGTTGGATCTGAAAGTCCAACATGCAAAGTATTTTCTGCTGCTATCGAAGGAAAATTCATAATGTTATCCGATTCCAGTTAAACTTTTTAATAATGTTCCAGTGGCTCCAAGTATTCCCTTAGATAAATCTAAAGTCGATCCGCCAGTGGACATACTGCCTGCAATATTTAAAAATGTTTGCCCAGCAATATCCATTGCAAGACTAGCATTCATTGTCACATTTGTACCTGAAATTTTAATTGTATCATAAGATGATATATTGATATCATTTGTTGCAAGTATATCTATGTTGCCATTTGATTGATCTTCTGTTTCAGGACCTGATGCAGAAATGACTACGTTTCTACCAGACAAATATAGTGTTCCCTGTGGCGCTTCAATAACTACATCACCTTTCTTAGCGCAAATCCATTTGGCTGGAATGTGTGGCTGTTTAGCATCGGCATTAGCTTGCAGCTCTGTTCCAACAACTTCAACAGAAACACCACTGACAACTTTAACATTTCTACCATCATCCATCCCGTAAATTTCACCATCACCATTTTCACAGATCAGTGCATAATTTACTTTACCATGAATAGGCATGGTATTACCACTGTCTATTCTGTAACGCTTTTTTATTGTAGTTTTTACTTTACTCATCTCTGTACACAATCAACAACTTGAATCACTCTTCCAACTCCTAATGCACCAGCATCTTCTTTATTTACCTCAATAAAATCAAAGGTTGGTTTGACCTTTGCACCAGCACCAGTCAGACTTACTAATAATAGTTCTGGCAGTTCAGTAAATCCTGATCCAGGTGCAACAACATCAATGTTTAAAATAGATCCATTAGGCCCGTAAGTAATTTGGAACTCAGGTAAGGTGACTAAACCAATATCGTTATCACCAGGAATAACTACGATTGAAGTATCCTCACCATAACCAACACCAATATTATCTACATTAACACCATTGAATTGTGTTACATAAGAATTGGCGTTAGCATCTGTACTGCCATCAGAAGGTGCAGGTGCAGGCTCCGATCCATAGGTTTGTACGGTTTGAGTATTTAAATAACCAGATCCAGGTTCATCGATAACAATACTTGTTACCTGCCCACCATTAATAATCGCTCTTCCTCTAGCATTTTGTCCATTATTACATGAATCAATGAACGAAACATAAGGAGGTTCAAAATAACCACCGCCGCCATTAAGAATATTAGCACCAATAACTTGCCCAAGATTGTTTACAATCGCAGTTGCTGATGCACCATTACCACCGCCACCTAAGATTGCAATTGATGGAGGCCCGCATCTTAAAACATCTGGAGTGCAGCTTCCAAAGCTTAAGTCAACATCCTCAAGCCCAAGATCCTTATAAAGATCACTCTTTAAATTCTTAAGACCACCAACACCTGCTTGCTTTAATATCTTGTTGAAGTTATCAATTTCTTTTTGTGAGGGGCCATATCTAGTGGTATAGCTTTGTGGAGGTGTGCAATTTCTTGGTTCACAATTAAATAGATTTTTAATGAACCCAACAACATTCATTGCCTTGGCAAGAATATCATTTGCATTACCTAGTGCTCCACCTAAGAAATTACTTAACTGTTGAAGTGTAGGGCCAACTGCATCTGCTAAAGAATTGAACATGCTGTTTAGCATTTGTCCGACAAAATTTTCTACTAAGCAAGTTGCAGTTCCTAAGACTTGACCAACCAACGACTTTAATTGATTGACAACATAAGTAAATATCTTTTTGATAAACTTTTTGAACAAACAATATATTGTGGACATGTATGTTCTGATGACTTGTCCAGCAGCATTTTGTTTTGGTTTTGGAAACAGATCTGCAATCAACTTATCCATTTTCTTGGAATACTCATCAAATAACCATTTCATTCCAAGCTTAACCATGTCAGTGAATAGAGAAGCAATCTCCATTCCTGTCTCTCTAATTTCACTTTCAATGTTGCCTAACTTATTTGCAATACCACCAACATAAAGATTTGCATAAGCCTGATAGCCTTCTAATCTTGCTAGGAAATCTTCCAACTTATCTGTAATCTTAGAAATCTTATCTGACTTACATGGATTAGGTGGATTAGATTTAATATCACTCCTCTTGGCAAAACTTCCTGCTGCCTGGTCAACATTTTTATCAGTGGTTCTGGAGATTTTTTCTATACCAGACTTAGATACGCTCGTGGAAACACCAACGTTAGCAGGATTTCCTACACCAGTTCCTACATTCTGTCCACCATTGGCAGGTGGAACTGGAATTTGATGAGCACCTAATTCTCCAGGAGATACTGGTAAAAATTCAGAACTATTTTTGGACGCTACTTGTGCAGATGTAATTAAGTCACTAATGTTAGATCCTTTATACAAAGATCCAATGATAACTGGTTGCTGACCATCATCACCATCTAAAAAGAAGCCAAATACAGTCTCTCCACCTTGATACTCATGAGAATCACCTTGAGACAATACCCCATTGGCAACTCCAGGTGGAACTAATACATGTGCCCAAGGTAAATCAGCATCTGGTAGTTGACCACCTTCTTTAGTATGATAACCAAATATTCTTACCTTTACTCTGTTATAATATTCTGGTGGTTTTTTGCCGTTGATGATGTCTTGACCAGACCACTTACCAGTGGTAGGTAAAACAACCACGCCAAGCCACCACACGAAACCATCCCTTCCAAGGTAGTGTGTTCTAATTAGTTGGTTGGATGATTGATCAAGAAACATTAGTCTTCGTATACTTTACACTCTAAAGCATTAGGATTAGCGTCACAAAATAATTCTAATGGGGTTGGATCATGATCATCTTCAGGATGACGCTCATGATATTTTTGAAGATCTTCTAATTCACCCTCAATATGGCGGCGCATTTGTGGGGAAACTGTGGGATCACTTAAAATTTCTTTATCCTTTTGGATATGTTGTTGAATGTTTTCCATTTTATGCTAATTGCGTTTTAATGTCATATGAATCTTTAACCAATTCAAGCGCAGTGTAACAATCCTTCCCAGAAAACGCATGGTGTAATGCCGTTATCATATAGCGACCAGAACTAATTGATTCGTAATTTTTATTTTGCATTTGGGAAGCTGTCTCGGGTATTCTACACTCTATAATTTGACCTGCTCTTAATGAAGGATTACATGGAATAGTAATTTTTAATATCTGAGAGAATAAAAGATTGTACCTTACGACAGCTTCTGCTTGATATTTAGGTAGGTCTGGATACAAAGAATCTTTGCTTAACTTTCCAGTCTTATCTAATGCACCAACATCTAAAGTTCTAACAAAATATCTAGATGGGAAATCTTGCATGTTCCCTGGCAGTGGTGGATATGTATCTGTAAGATTACCTGATGAGGTTACAATCTCACCATTATACTTCTGTTTTAATTGAAAGTCAACAAACTTAGGTTCATTTGTATACAGATTGTAAAACAAACTTTTGTTTGCATACATTCCCAAACGCAATGAATTCAATACATCATTGTTCTTTTCAATATACGAATTTAATATCCTGTATTTGTTAGCAACACGATTTGCATTTGTAACATCTTCCTGAGTATAGATTGGAACATTAGTTCCGCCTTTTAATAGTGTGTTAATACTTTTAAATACAAATCCATCTTGTGTTTCAAAGAAAAAATATCCTGGTGATTTTTTGTCAGGCGCTACAGCTTTAGGACATAAGAAGTTAAGTAAATCAAATGGTCTTTTATTATTTCCTACAAAAGAATAATTATTAGAACTCTTCTCGGTTACAATTGTTTTATTACTTTTTAATTGGCGGAATATTTTTTCTGCACTGACTCCTACGTTACCATCAAATCGATTTGGAACTCTAACAATTTCATTCATTAGAGTTTCATAACTAGTCAACTCTAAATTGTAAACACTTTTTGTAGATTCTCTTAAAGATTGTATCGTTCTAATTCTCAATCCTTTTCCTGGAGTAGAAAAATTAATCTCTCCACCTTGAAAATCTGGCACATTAATTGATCCTAATAGTTCTTCTCCACCATATAATTCAAGTCCAGAACTTTTAGTAATATCAATTATAGCAAAACTAATTCTTGCTGTAACCCCTGGCGATAATACGTTTTCATAAAAAGAAAAACTCGCAATGGATTTTGCACCTAAATCAATCTCCTTTAAATTAGAACTTGATTTAAGTGGTTTTATTTTAAAGCTGCCATATTCAAAACTATTTTCTGCAGACATTAACCAGTGGGGGTGATGAAGAAAGGATTAGCCGTAATCTTATTTAGTGACAGATTTGGAGGTGTCGTGGGTTCATTTTGCTTTACTGGTGGTGAAACACTAGGATTATCTGGTGGAGCAACTAATGCTAGTAATAAAGATTCAGGTTCTTCTTTCGTATTATATGAAACAAGATTGTTGTTTTGATTATTAGTTTTTTTAGTTACTGGTTCAACTTTACTTTGAGGTGTATTAATTGCACTTCCTTTCCATTCAAAATGCCAAGGTTCATTTGATACTGTTGAATACCAACCATACTGACCACCATATCTTCGGATCCATTGTTGTGCTCCTGGTGAACTAATATCAATTGCAATTCCCCAACCATGTGCAGAAGTTCCTGGTGGTGCAGCTCCTGGATTTGTTGGACTCCATGTTCCAAGTTCTTCCTCTAACTTTGCCTGTTCTTCATAAGTTCTATAAGCACTTGACAATTTAAAATATACTTTATTTCTGGCGGCGGCAGCTTTCATTTGCAAGTAAGATTCTGCTGCTGGAGCCCATAGTTTAAACCCATCACCTACATCTCTTAATTGATCTGGTTTTAATCTTCCATTTGAACCGTCTGGTTTAGTTTCTTGCTGCTCCTGTATCTCTTCACTAATAACCATTGAGGCAACACCAGTTCCCAAAAATGTCTGGAGAATTTCTTTATTAAAACTTGTTTCTTGAGCAATTTCTGCCTTTTGTTTTTCTTCCTGTTGTCTCCTTTCATCTATTCTTTCAAGATCAGTTTTTTGTATTTGATTTGTTCTTTGCAATTCCTTTTCAAGTTCATGAGAACGTTTTTTTAATTGTTTTAATAAAGATAAATTACTTTTAATTAGTTTAGATGTTTTAATATAATCATACTTTGTTTTATCAATAAAGACAGTGATATCTTGTACTCTATCTTTTACAATATCAATATCTTTACTAATGGTTTCCGCAGTTATTTTTGCCATATCTACGCTTGCTTAACAGCATTGAGATTGATTGCTGTTGCAATTGGATAAGGATCTTTAGGATTTGTTGCTGGAAGAATAGGAGCAGATGCATGAGATGTTGTTGGTGCTCCCCCAGTTCCTTCAGGAATTGTTGGTGATTTAGTTGGAGCATTTAATAATGCTATTTGTGGTGACATGGCTTTGCCACCAGTTTCTTGTGCTAAAACTTGAGCATTTAATTTTTCTTGCTGAACACTAATCATAGTTCCTGGGGAAGATATTTGTGCTACTTGTGGTGGATCACCTGTTGCCCCTCTGCCTTTCATTTTGCTTGATTGATTACCAAGATCCTTAAATTTATCAAACGTATTAATTGTGTTTAATCTTTCTAATGATTTTTCTTCTTTGTTTGCAGGGTTTTCAAAATTTATTGTAAAATCCTTTGATGCATCTGCTGGTGTTGCAAAAGATTTTTTCAAATATGTTTTCATCGCTGGCTCAGACAGTGCATAATCAACCTGACCTTTCCAATCTTTTGCCCAATCTGTGCCTACAGATTTAAACATTGTTTGAGCACGTCCACCACCCAAATTAAATTGAAACAATCCAAAAGAATTAGGTTTTCCATTTTCATAATCTCCCATTGCACCAGAATCAAATCCAGATTCATGTTCAATGTTGTTTAATATTCCAACTGCATGTGTATGACTAATGCCTTTTGAAATTAAATAATGATATATTTCTTGGGCTCGTACTGGATTAGAAATAGGCTCTCCACCAATAAATTGATTTAAATCTTCTTCATCTTTCCCCCGCATCATTCCAGATATTCCAACACCAAAACCCAAAGCCGAAATTAGCGTACCCATTTGACGCTCTTGTTCCATTTCAGCTTGACGTTGCTGCCCTCTTTCTTCAGCTGCTTTAATTATGTCTTGTGTTGTTGCTTGCAATGCTTGCAATTTAGTAGCTTTAGAAATCTCAGAGCTTCTTTGTTGTTCTTCTTTTACTGATTGTCTTGCTTCAATATTTCTACCTTTTATATCACCAAGTATTAGAGAAAATAATCCTGAGAGTTGTGAAGTTAATAAATCAACTCTACCAGTTAATCCATCAACTAATGATTGCAATCTTATCTTTTCTGGATCTTCTTTTAATTGATCTTCCTCATCATTTATATCTATTTCAGTTTTAATAATTCTAAGAAGTCTAGATAAATCATCTCCACCAGAATAGACAGCTCGTGTTCTTTGCACACTTGCAGCTGGAGATGCAGCACCTTCAATTACTGCTTCTCCAGCACCAAAAAACTTACTTGCGTCTATAGCCTTTGGGGATTCTTCATCCATTTTGTTTTTCTGCTTCCTTTTCTTCTATGTATTGTTTTAGAAGTTCAAGATAGGTTTCTCTTTCCCAAGGAATCATATTTTCTATTTCAGTAAGAGAATACTTATGAACTTGCATTAGCGCAAAGTTGATCCTGAAATATGTTTCAAGATCTTCTTTGGCTAGGGCTAGCCGAAAAAATCAGTTAAACCCTCCAGAACGATACTATTCTCTTTTCCAGTGTTAGGATTGACTACTTGTAATGTATGACTCAACTTAGGCATTGTTTTAAAGAACTGTTCAATTTTTTTATATTGCTTGGGAGTTAACTTCTCAACATAATCAATCAGTTCTTTTTCAGTACAGTCAGAAGCCATCCAACAATCTTCTTCATTATAAACGCTTTCCATACATGATGCAATAAGTTTTACAGATCGTTCTACATTCTCTGAAGACTTTTCTGAAACATCAAAGTTGTTTTCAATAAATTGATTTAAAGATGGATATTTCATTTGCCAATGATATCCATTTTCCATATCAATTTTATTGGTATGTCCCTCTAGATATTGAACTTGAATTTCATCTACAAATAATGTAACTGGAACTTCTGTTTCACCATCATCACCACAAGTGATTACAAGTTCAATAGACTCGCCAATAGATTTAGCACGAATATTTAAAAACAAGTATTCAATATCAAACGAAGGAAGTTCTTCAATTTTAATTCCTTTAGTGAGAATACAATTAGACAATACTTGTTTAATTGCGTCAGTAATTTGTTTTGGATTTCTAGATTCTAATGCAATGATTAAAACCTTTTCTTCCTTAACAAGGAATGGTCTATATTTGATCTTCTTTTTATTTGATGGAAGAGTCAAATCATATTGTGGAACAGTATATTCTGGTAATGGCATACTATAAGATCAGTTAAATTTATTTATTAGGCATTACCACGACCAAAATTGGTTGCATCTTGTGATCTTTGTCCAGGACCTTGTGTTTGTTGTGATGGTGTATTTCCACGTATAATTCCATTATTATAATATTCATTTGTCAATGTTCTGCTAAAAGGACTAGTATCAAATGGCTGTGCTCCAGAAAATTCTTCAAAACCTTGCAATGCATTTCCAGTTGGAACATCAGGAACTGTGATAGCACTATGATATTGTTTAACTGCGCTTAAGTTTCTTCTAATGATATATCTACTATAGTTAAAGTTAACAGTAAAAGTTAAAATTTCACTTGCCTGATAGCTTACAGGAGAAACAATAATGTTGGATGGATATGCTTGAATAAATTCATAGCTTAAATATCCACTATTATAACTTTGAATTGTAGTATCATTAACTCGTGTTGTTGTATTTAAATCTTTCTCAAACTTAGTAACAAGAATTCTTTGGCAATAAGTATTTGGATATCTAAACTTCATAAAATTATTTTCATTTCCAGCAACAGGATAATCCTGTCCTGCTTCTGAGGATGTAACAACTCCATCGCCTGAATACAATGGGTTAATAAAATTAATCCACTCTTCAAAAAATCTAATGATCCTATGATTATTGTCAACGTAAAAAGTCATCGTCAATTCGGGATACTGACGAAGAATAGGATATTTTTCAATTACTCCTTGCCTATTTCCAATCGTATCTGTTGTTTTAAAATTAGGACCAGGAAGAACTGTTCCAGCACATAACAGTTCAATTGCTTCAATCGGATCTAGACCATTGGTTGATGCAGTATCATATATTCCAGCAGCTCGCAACCAACTAACTAATCCAGCATTCCCTGCAGCTCTATCGCTTAATGGAAATGCTACCTTGTAGTAACTATTAAGAGATACCTTTGAAAAGGTATTCTTTACACTTTCTATTGGAAAATAAAGTCTTGTATTACTAGACACAAGCTAAATATTTGGGGTATCTATACTATGTATATGTATTATCAAGGGAAATTTTCGCCCAAGAATTATCAAAAGTATAAAGGAGATCCTACAAATATATTTTATAGGTCTTCCTGGGAGTTAGTTTTCATGAAATACTGTGATGAGAATTCAAATGTTTTGGAGTGGGGAAGTGAAGAGATTGTAATACCTTATCGTTCTCCATTGGACAATAGATATCACAGGTACTTTGTGGATTTTTATATTAAAGTCAAAGAAAAAACTGGAGTTGTAAAAAAATATTTGATTGAGATTAAACCAAAGAAACAAGTTATTGGCCCTGTCCAAAATCCTAAAAGAAAAACTCAGCACTGGAAAAAAAGTGTTTTTGAGTATGCAAAGAACACTGCTAAATGGGAGGCTGCAAAAGAGTGGTGTGAGGACAGAATGATGACATTCAAGATTTTGACTGAAGAGGATCTTGGATTATGAAGCCATCAGAAATAATCAAAGATGAAGTTAAAAAAAGATTAAAAGGACAATTTCAAACTCAAGATTGGTATCGAATGAGATTGTTTGAAGAGTTAAATGTTGTTCAAAAAAATTATGATGTTAGTGATAATCTAGATACTTTTGGTTTGGAAGTTGGTAAAGTATACTATTTTAATTACGTTGCAAAGTTTCCAAATCGTTATCCATACTATGATAGATTTCCTTTAGCTATTATTTTAGGTATTGACACTAAGACTGGTTTGATTCTAGGCGGAAACTTTCATTATTTAAATCCATCTATTCGTGGAACATATGCACTGAATGCATTAAAAGCAACAAACGTTTTGCCAGATAAATGTCTTCATTCATATTACCCTCAAGGTATCAATGATATTAACAGAGTTCCTGATGAAGATGTGAAAGGATGTGCTGAGTTTATAACCGAGTATTTTGTCAATAAATACAATCAACAAGTAAAAAATAGTAGAGTTTGGGCGGCATAATTAATGTCAGTACAACAATCTGGTACACAACAATTTATTGTTAGAGATGCGGTAGGACAATACTATACGGTATATACTGATTCAAACACATCTGGTAAAGTTGTATCGGTCATCAATAATTCAACAAGTGAAACTTTAACAAGACAGCAAAGTTCATCATTATTAAATAGTTTAATAATTAGTGATTCTTTAAATAAACAGTTTAGAGCTGCTGGTGGTGTTCATAAAGAATATACAAGCGCAAATAATGTTTTAGCTCCACAGGCACAGTTTGATTCGGAAAGCACTAAGCTTGATAAAGCAATTGCAAATGTTAGCGCCACAGAAAGATCTAATGGGGCTGAATTCCAAGGAAGAAATTTACAAAATATTAATTCATTAGTTGGTAAAAGTCAACCAAAAACATCTGGTGTAATAGTGTTCCCATCAGATTTGATTGTAAAGTCTGAATCTGGAGGAGTAAAATATTCTCAAGACACCATAAGAATCAAAGCATTAAAATATGTTCCTCCGCAACAAGATTTCTTAGAAGGTGTTTTTAATACTGGAAGTTTGTTTACTGAAGGAACAGTATCAAATAATCAAGAGTTTGATAGTTATCAGCAATTAAATGCGTTAATAAAAAATTATGATCAACGTGGAGAGGTTATCTTACCAATGCCATTGGCAGTAAGAGATGCTGTAGGTGCAGAGTGGGGAATTGATACTGTAAATGCATTAGCACTTGGTCTTTACAGTTCTATTCGGAACAAGTATGAAATGGATCCTACAGGAATGGGGACTCTCTTAAGATCTGGATTTAAACAATCTTCAAATTTAGAAGCTTGGGCATCATTAGCATCAGCATATGGAAGTGCTGGAGATGGTGGGCAAATAAGAACTCAAGTATTAAACAATTTAACCCGCGACATTCTTGCTAGTTTAGGACCAGATTTTAAAGTTGATCCTTTAGCTGCATTAGCAAGATCAACTGGTAGTGTTGTAAATAATAATGCTGAGCTGTTGTTTAGAGGACCTAAACTAAGATCATTTGATTGTGCTTGGAAACTTTCACCGAGAAGTGCTGAGGATTCTTTAAGAATTCGTAAAATGATTCGTTGGTTTAAAATAAATAGTTTACCTTATTTAAGTCAAACGGCAATCTTCATGGAGACACCTAATGTGTTTGCCGTTCAATATACAAAAGCAAACAATGAAAGAAATGAGGCATTACCTCAATTTAAACTCTGTGCTCTTGTAGACTTTCGTGTTGATTATGCTCCCGATGGAGTTGGTTGGGCAGCATATGAAGATGATTCTCAACCAATCACCAGTTTAATTATAGCAACTTTCCATGAACTGACTCCACTATTTGCTAATGAATACGCAAAAGTTCCAGAAGGTAGTGTAGGTTACTAATGTCTTACTTCAGATACTTACCCAATGTATATTATCCTTCTCTTAGAAATGAGAGGACATCATCTGGTGACTATACACTGATTAAAAACATTTTTAAACGTGCCAAAATTCGTGATGATGTAGCCAGTATCTTTACTGCATTTAATCAGTATTCAATTGTTGGAGATGAAAGACCTGATAACATAGCAGAACGAGTTTATGGTAGCGCCAAATATGATTGGATTATCTTAGTTACAAACAACATTCAAAACATAAAAGAAGACTGGCCCCTCAGCCAAGCAGATTTAAATTTATATCTTAATCAAAAATACACTCCAGAAGAACTCGCACAGATTCATCACTACGAAACTACTGAGGTTGTCACAAGTTCTGGTGCAGTAGTCATGCCAGCAGGAGTTGTTGTAGATGCAGACTTTGTTGTTAGTTATTCTGATCAAGATACATGGAAACAAAATAATGCCTGTGTAATTTCTGTGTCAAACTTTGAATATGAACTTAGAAAAAATGAAGAGAAAAGAAATATCTATTTACTTAAGCCAGACTACATTAGTGTAATTGAAAGAGATTTAAGATCTGTACTTGCCAATGAACCTTCATCTGAATACGTGGATGCTAAAACGTTGAAGACATTCAATCCTAGAAGAGCATAAAAAAGGGGGCATAAGCCCCCAATTTTTTTAGAACTCTTCAGCGAGTCGTTGGAAGTAACTCAGAGCATCATCATCGTCATCATCAGAAGAGGACGAAGCACTTCGACTCGGAACTCCACCAGACTTTCCCGCAGACACTTCTTCTTGAGTAGGAGCAGGGCTGCGATAATCATCTTCATCTTCAAAAGATTCATCAACTGCAGCAGGAGCAGAAGTGGTCTTTCCAAGAACAACATTCAGACGATCCTTCAGTTGATCGTAGGATTTGAACTGATCATCTGCAACAATCTGGGCAAGAGAATACTCTTTGTTCCAAATAGCTTCCAGAGCATCATCGTCATCGAGAAGAGCAGAAGGACGAGCAAACTCAGAGCTATCGTAGTTCCAATAGCCAGCAACCTTCTTGATCTTCAGTTTGAAGTCAGCACCTTGCCAAAAGTCAAAGGGGTTCAAGGGCTCTTCATCTTCAAACTCAGGCTTCATTGCGGCTTGGATCTTGTCAAAGATCTTCTTACCGTACTTATACAGGAACACACGACCTTCGTTTTCAGGATTAGCAGGATCCTTCACGACATAAATGTTGCTATAGTAAGAGAGCTTACGCTTACGACCACGAGCAATTTCTTTGTTGGCATCAGAACCACTGTTCCAAAGGAGGCTGTTTGCTTCGCAGATGGGGCACTTACCACCAACGCTAGTGAGGCAATTGTCAATCAACCAACCACCAGTTCCTTGGAAGGCATGGTTGTACATTTTCACCCAAGGAATATCTTCTCCATTGGGGGCGGGAAGGAAGCGAATAACTGCATAGCCATTACCAGTTTTGTCTACTTCAGGCTTCCAAAGGCGTTCATCAGAATTGGAAGCACTGCTATTCAGTTTTTCAACTTCTTTTTGAAGTTTGGCAGTCAAGCTGCCAAGGGAGGATTGTTTCTTAAGATTAGAAAAAGACATCGGATAAATCGGATAGGTTGGATGTGGTCTTTGTTAGTCTAACAGCGTCAGCGTTGTTTGTCAAGCGACGCTTCCATGTTGTCAATTTTGTTTTGTAGGAATTTAAAAATTTCCAACATGGTCAGGTTTGCGGGAATGCCCATTCTGACAGCCACAGATTTCATTCTGTCAATCATTGATCTGGCATCGGGATCATCGGACAAAGAAAATCTCATGTATAAGATCTTCTGTTTTTCAAAAAGATCTTTTAATAATTGGATGTGATATTTCTTTTGTTCGTAATCATAATTTGGATATGCCAAGGTGCTCTGCAGAATTCTTTGTTGCAAAGCACCAATGGTTGCAATTTCCTCTTTGACTATTTCAGAGTCAAAGAAATCACTCATCTTCCTTAGCAGCTTCTGCAGGGACTTCTTCTTGAGGTTGTTCTGCTGGTGCTTCAGGAAGTGTTACACCATTGCTTGTCAGGTACTCAATAATACCTTGAAGCTTAAGAGCAAGTTCTCTCTTCTCAGTCAGTTGAGTTTGAAGAGTTTGCATATCTTTCAAAAGATCAGCTTGTTGATCAACACAAGCTTTCAAATGTTGTTGTTGGTCATCCATGGATTACTTTCTCCTTTAGAATAGATTTAAAGTTTGTCGAATCGATGTTTAAGAACGGTCGATATTTTTTGATCTTCATACTATAAAACTCCCAGATGGGATCTGTCAATACCTTATCATAATCCTTAACATAATTTAGAATCATATCAAGAATCACAAGTGTCTCTATGGACACCTTATTTATCATGTGTGATTTGAGGAGACTGGAGTGATTACCGACATCACATTTAAGAACATCATCAAGTTTATATCCTTCAAACAAATACGCAATGTCTTGTCTGAACTTATAAGTTAAACTTTCAGCTCTTGTTTTCCAAGCTTCATAATACTCATTGCCAGAATTAATGATTTCTCCAATCCAAAGTTTCTGAGGATTATCACATTCAATAAAACTGGCAAGAAAGTATTCTTTTATCTCTTGATCATCTTTTTGTCTCGACATCTTTTCAAAAAAATATCGATCCTTTCTTTTGTAAAATGATTCTGCGGTTGCTCTAGTTTTACCGCCGTATTTAAAGTAATCAAAACTTGGTTTTGAAAAATGATTTTTGAATGCTAGGTATGTTTTATAGCAATCAATGGGTGTCATATAGCAAGTTTTGCTTTAGAAGAACGGCGAAGATAGTTAAGTTCCATGGCTTCACATCTAATTCTTTCTTTTAAAGGCTTAGATAAAAGCTTTGGAACATTATCAATTTCAATGTTGTGTTGTTCACAATACTGAACGATAGCCTCAATGTAATTAAGGTTTCCAGTCTGAACAAAGCTTTCAATATCACTAGAAAACTTTGATTGATTTAAGAATTTGTTTTTTAATTCTAATTGCAAATCATTTGCTACTTCCATATTCGTTAAGTTTGTCGTGTACAAATTGGTTAATATACTTCTTTAGTAATATAATATACTCCTTTTTGTCTCGTTTGTCAAACACTTTCGTTTCACCGTCAGGTGTTACCATGATTGTGATTAATTTCTTAACCACATTTTGTGTCATCTCATAATACATGCAAGCGTAAGCAACCTCTTGCACAAAATACTGTTGGATCCAGGCTTCAGGTTTGATCTTCTTTGATGTTTTGAAATCGATGATTGCAAGCTCTCCTTCATATTCAGCGATGCAATCTACTCTACCAGCGATACCAAGCACATCACTGTACAAGCATTTTTCAATAGCATGAATATTATTTATCTTATCAAGATAAGGTTTTGCTGCGTCAAACATGAATTCAATTTCTGAACTTTCATGTTCTACAATTTTATTCTCAAGGTAATCTTGTGCTGATTTATGGAAAGAAGTACCACGAGTTGTTGATTCTTTAATTACACGATCAGCTTCTTTGTCTCCAACCTTGGCTCGCCAGTCTTTAAAGACTTGACGATTGTAATGAGAAGTAATTGAAGTAATCGATGGGTATAAGTTCCCTGTAGTTGGAGACGGATAGTAACGATTACCATCCACATAAGTTGTCTCCAACTCAGCAAAATTAATATCAAGATGAGTAAACATTAGAAACCTAGTGCCAATTTGTTAACGATGTAGGATTTAACGAGACCAGATCTGACAATATCTTCAACCCCAAATTCAATACAATCAAACTCGGGCATAGCCATAAGAATTTTGGTGAAATCAATGATACCATTTCTTTCATTTGTCTTAATCAAATCAGATTGAGTTGCATCACCACAGAACATGATCTTACAGTTTTCACCAACACGGGTGATGATCGAATCAAGTTCATGGAAATTAAGGTTTTGACATTCATCAATTAGAAGAATGGAGTTGTCAAAAGTTGTGCCACGAATAAAGGAAGTAGACCAAAAAGAAATTGTCTCTTGTGTTTTAAGATTGCCATAGAGCATTTCAAACGAAGGATCGTCTGGCATCTCAAACATATATTTTACCATATTCTTGTATGGAATTTGGTAAAGAGAAGACTTATCTTCATGATCTCCAGGCAAGAAACCAATCTCTCGGGTTGCAACCAGCGATCTTACGATGTAAAGCTTTTCATAAGGTGTTGAAGAATCAAGCACATCACGCAGAGCGAGATACATTGTGATAAATGTTTTACCTGTACCAGCTGCACCGTATGCAAACAGGTTTTGCCCTTTCTCATAAACATCAAAAAGTTTCTTTTGATTATCTGTGAGGGGTTCAATATCAATCAAGAAGTCATCATTAATGGGCTTCTTGCGACGAAGTTGCTTGGCGCTCATGCCAATACCAACTTGGGTGATTTGCTTTTTTCTTGCCATGTAATTACTTATAGGGTTTTACTACAGAACCAGGAACTTTAGATACGCGATGAAGGACTTCATTCCATCCACCATCAGTTTTGTTTTGGAAATCGCCAATGCCACTTACAGCACTAGCAGTTCCAGCAGACCAGTCTTTATCCCAGTCTGGATTTTCTTTTCTCCACTTATCATATTCAGCCATGGGCATGAATAGTTCTTGTTTTTCACCAGTCACTTTGTTGACTACAGGATACGTTGGCATAAGACCTCCTATTCAATTAGAATTGCAGATTGATCATTGCAAGTCCAATCAAGTGCTTCTGCAATTGTTGGAAACTTACTCACAAATACACAACGACATTGTTCAGCAATCAGCATATGTTCTTTCTGAGTGCCGTGTGAAGAACGTAGATTGATATAATGAATCCACGATCTCACGCTGCCTGTCATGTAAATTTTAGTTGGGGTTGCAATAGGAAGTACAAATCTAGCGCACTCCTTTGCCACTCCGTATTCAAGAAGTTTATTATAAAGATCTTGAGATTCCTTAAAGTGCATCTCAATCATACCTTCCATATATGCTTTGTCACGAGGATTAATATCATCAATTGAATTTTGACGATTCTTGGTATCCTGACGGCGAAGATCTGGAACTTCAATGTTATCAGCTAACAGGTTAGTGTCAGCATAACGTTGGGAAAATTCTTGAAAGGTAAAAGATCTGTGGCGGAGAATTTGAGCGGCAATACCTCTGGTGGTATTGATTTCCAGAGTCATATATGCTTGCTCAAAGATGCTCCAATGCTCATGCTTGATACAGTACTTAAGAAGTCCAGCTGCTGTATCAAAGTTAAGTTGATTATTGGGATTACTTACACGAGCAATATAAGAGATAACTTCTTGAGCATTATTATTAACAAGTTCTCCTGCGCCTTGCGTAATTGCAATCAATTTAACATCAGTCATCTCGTTCACCTTTCATATGCAGTAGTTTAATAGCTTGGTTTGCAAGTCGTTTAGCTTTCCGTAGATAAGCAAGCTCTTGTTCAGTGTACATCCACGGCTGCTTCAGAGCTTTCTTTGCTAGTTTTGTTGTATCCTGGAATCTCATAGAGATAAAAATAGACCCTAGTATTATAGCCTAGAGTCTTATAGAAGTCAAGTTATTTTTTAGGTGGCTTAGAAACCCCAGTTCCAGTGATGCCAAGTTGCTGTCTATATCTTAAAGTATTTTGCATTGCTTGCTGTCTTTCTCTATTCGTAGCAGCAATATCTCTTTCTCTTTGTCCGCCAATGCCAGTGGCTCTAGAGAGTCTAGATAAAACATTAGTATCTCTAGATGCAACTGAAGCTCTTGCAAGATAAGTAGCTTTGCCACCACGGTATGCAAGATCCCCTACTCTACCACCAGGAAGAATTTGTGTCTTAGGAAGTTGTACGGTTTTACCACTAGTGGTAATAGTATTAGCTGCCTTATTGAATGTTGTTGGTCTTCCAGTTCCTACAATACCAGATCCTCTTGTTGCTCCATATACTCCAGCTTTTGATGCTTGTTGTCTAGATGTTTGTACATCTTGCCTTTGCTTTCTTTGCATTCTGGCTTGATCAATTTTAGCCATTCTTGCTTTGCCGCCAAAAGGATCTTCTATCTTTTTAATTATACTTGATGCTGCAGTTTCTCCTGCAGCATAACCAGCAATACCAGCTAAAGCACTTCCAGGAACATTAATCCAAGGATTTTTAGGAAGCACTCTTGAAGCAGCAGTAGCAGCTGCAGTTGAAGCAAGAATGCCAGAACCAGCTTTACCAGTTTCCTTTGGAAGTGCAGTAGCTAATGGCTCTCCTTTTGCTTGCCTTTCTTTTGTGCCCGTGTAAATATCATATCCAGCAACACCAACATTAAGAGCACCCATTGCACCACGACCTACTTTTCCTGCAAGTCCAGAAGGTTTTGGTGCTGGTGTTGGTGGTTTGGGGGGTGGTGGAGTTGTTCCTGTTGGTGGTTTGGGGGGTGGTGGAGTACCTGCGCCACTACCCGCCCAACCAGGAGGCTTACCAGTTGATTGGTAAGTTCTCATGAATTCTTTAGCCGCTTTACTAAGATCTTCACTAGATTTAAATGAAGAAGCCTTTCCAGCAGGAGTATTTAACCAAGCTTGCCACGCTTTTTGCGCGTCTTCAACACCTTCGTTAATAAATTGACTAAAAGTTTTCATGTATTAATATCTTTTTAGTTATTTATCTACCTCTCTTCTTCGGAGGCTCTGGTTTAGTTGCACCATAAAGCTTTGGATTAATTGTGCCACTAGTCCATACCATAGACTTCAAAGCACCTGCACCAAACTTATCGTAGTATGCATCAAAGATTTTAACTTTTGCACTGCATTGAACAATATCATAAAGAATGTTACCGTTAACTTCATAAGTTACTAGGTAAGAATCAAGAGGAAGTTGTTTTGATTCTGCTATCAATCGATCACATTTTTCATGGAGAATTTTAACTCCCCATCTCTTAATTTCTTCTTTCTCCTGTTTTGTCCAAACAGTATCGATACTACGATCTATTTCCCCATTCAATTGTTGGGAAGGCTTCTTTGATGACATTGTGCGTAATCCTATATTTTTTTCCAAGATTTTTATCCTTTACTAAACATAAAACTTCAGCCTCATCTTGATGCAAAGCCTCAATCATTTGAATAAAGAGAACTTCTTTCTTACTTTGGCTCATCTCATAGTCACCACCTTCAATGAAGTGGTAAAATTTTCTATACTCACTTTGAATACGTGTGTGCTCTGTTCCAGCAGGTGCATCGTTAGCGGTATAAGGAACTTCACCTTCAGGCAAACAGCTCTTAAGTGAAGGATCAAAGTTCCAGATTAAGAGAGCCTTAAGACCAGGACTCTCATATTGTCTAAGCAAGGAAGTCTTTTCTTCCTTCGTTTTTGCGTTTGATACTTTTTGTAGAATTTCCGAAATCAACGGGTTATTAGGTAGTTTCATTTCATCTCCTTAACTAGTTACTCATCATCGTCATCATCATATTCTTCCATTTCATCAAAACGAAATGCAATTACTTCGTCTGGAATTAGGGTTCCATTCTCATCAAACATTTCAGGATGGATACGCTTTTTCTTAAAGTAATCCTTTGCCACCCAACCAACAAGTCCACCAACAATCAAAAACATTAATGAAAATAAAACGGTGAACGTTATAGAAAAAGCAATTAATTCCATTTCTTTTCTCCTCTACGTTTGTCCTTTACATCAAAGGATAATTCAAAGTAGATGGTTATTTCTTTTCGGAAGAAAGTTACCACCTTTCCAAACTTAATAAAACAACTTTGTGGCTCTGGTGCTTTCCTCCTTTTACGACGAAGCATTAACTCAACACCTTTATTTATTGATGTCATATTATGATTGTATTTTTAAGTGCCCCTCATTAATTAAGTATGCAATAGTGTCAGCACAGCCTCCAAGTTGTTTTTCATCAAGAAGAATTTGTGGGAAAGTTGAGCCTTCTCCAAATTCTTTATAGAATTGTTCTCGTGTGAAATGTTCGTCTAATTTATAAACTACATGCTCTAGATGTGCTTGTTGAAATAAATCAACAATTTTATCGCAATAAGGGCAGCCAGTTTTTGAATACACAGTAAATTTTTGCTTCATAAGAATCTCCTTATTTAAATTTAATCAGATGTTCTCCGTGACAGATGTACCAATCGATTCCTTTACCGTCAGTATCACCACTCATGTCAATATCTTCACCATTATATCTAGCACCAGTCACAATGGTAAATGCTTCTGCAATTTGACGAACTCTGATTACCAATTTCTTAGAATCAAATTCTTCGTCATCAGGAAGTTCAAAGGTTCCTTCGTAACTTCCCTTTTCAATTGAATGATAAAGCATCCAAACCCCACTAGGATAGCAAAGTTCATCAACATACTCACAAATAGCAGAATCTTGTTCATCATTTACAGGAGCATTTTCTGCAATTTCTTCTGCAGTATAATATGCAAGATTTTCTACTTCAGTAAGCAAAAGAGGTTCATCATCATCGTCAGCATCAGTCTTACAAACACCTACATACTGATCGGTATAAGCACCCCAACCCATACATCCATCAGTGATGGTGTCCCACGTAGGAAGATCGGTATCTTCAGAAGACCACATATCAGTTTTTTCTGAAAGAAGTTCTTCATCAAACTCAATACCATCTTCAGTAAAGGTAAAATATTTTTTAACTTGTTCTTCGGTCAGTTCTACTGCACCAACCTCTCCAAGATAAGTGCGTTGCCAAGAACGTTCTCCGCCAACCCAGATAGTGTATTCAGTCATGTGTAATAAAAAACCACCTAGGTATTCTAGGTGGTTTAATGTTATTTGTCAAGTGGTCGATTAGCTGGCGGTTTATAATCTTTAGATGGTCGATACAAATTAGGAAATGTATCTCGGATTATTTCCGCCAACTTATACGGCGTATGTGTAGTGATCACCCGATAGCTGGAGCAGTAAGAGCAACGGGAGCAGTCTCAGCAGCAGCAAGATCCAGAGGGAAGTTGTGTGCGTTACGCTCGTGCATTACTTCAAAACCGAGGTTAGCACGGTTAAGAATATCTGCCCAAGTGTTGATTACACGACCGTTATTATCAAGCAGCGACTGGTTGAAGTTGAAACCGTTGAGGTTAAATGCCATGGTGCTAACACCAAGAGCAGCAAACCAAATTCCAACGACGGGCCATGCAGCAAGGAAGAAGTGCAGCGAACGTGAGTTATTGAACGATGCGTATTGGAAGATCAAACGACCGAAATAACCGTGAGCAGCAACGATGTTATAGGTCTCTTCTTCTTGACCGAACTTGTAACCATAGTTCTGTGACTCGTTCTCGGTGGTTTCACGCACCAGCGAAGAAGTAACCAGAGAACCGTGCATAGCACTGAACAGAGAACCACCGAAGACACCAGCAACTCCAAGCATATGGAAGGGGTGCATCAGGATGTTGTGCTCAGCCTGGAACACCAGCATGTAGTTAAAAGTACCAGAGATACCCAAAGGCATCGCGTCAGAGAAAGAACCTTGACCAAAAGGATACACCAGGAACACCGCAGAAGCAGCAGCAACAGGTGCGCTGTAGGCAACACAGATCCAAGGACGCATACCCAGACGGTAGGAAAGTTCCCACTCACGACCCATATAAGCATAGATGCCGATGAGGAAGTGGAAGACTACCAGTTGGAAAGGCCCACCATTGTAAAGCCATTCATCAAGAGATGCAGCTTCCCAGATGGGGTAGAAGTGTAGACCAATGGCGTTACTTGAAGGAACTACAGCGCCAGAGATGATGTTGTTACCATACATGAGTGAACCAGCAACGGGTTCACGGATACCATCGATGTCCACAGGAGGAGCAGCGATGAAAGCGACGATAAAACAAATTGTTGCGGCGAGCAACGTAGGAATCATCAGAACGCCGAACCAACCCACATAGAGGCGGTTGTCGGTGCTGGTGACCCACTGACAGAATTGTTCCCAAGTATTTGATTGTCGTTGTTGTGCAATTGAAGCAGTCATTTTTGTTAAAAGAGTAGTAAGACCATCAGGGAAATGGTGGAGTTACTATGCTCCCGCCACCCTCAGGCGGGATATGAGAGACGTAATTTAGACACCCATAGGTCTCGGTTAACGGGTGTTACAAACATTAAAGAACCGTTACATTCCTTAACGTATTGATCTATTTAGTATAGCAGCGATCCATTTTCTTGTCAAGGGGGTCTGTAGAATAAATATCTTTAGCCTCTATTGGTTTAGAAAAAATGAAAAGATTAGCCCTTATCTTTTCGCTATTCTTAGTTACTCCCGTAAGTGCCGCTGAAATCACATCAAAAATCACTGACTCTGTACAGCTTAAGGTTGACGCTGCCGCTTCACAAGCTCTTCGTGTTGGAGCACAATACTCAGTTTCTGGGACAAATATTCAATCATCTACATTTGGTGGTGTAGGTGGTGCTGGAACATATTCAATCAACACTGCTGGTCAGGCATTCACATTCTCGGAAAGTTTAATTGATGCGGATACTACACCTGCATCTATATCAACTGGAGCAATTGCACCTTATGGAAATATTACCTCTACTGCTGCTGGTGTTGCTGGAAGCCTTGCTGGTACTCTCTCTGGCACATCAGTTCCCACTGTAACTGCTGGCGGTGCTGGTACAACAGCGACAGGTCAAAGATCTATTGAGTTAAGCGTATTCAAATGAGACACATAACTCCCGTTCTGCTTTTAGCAGCGGGAGTCATTTGTACTCCTGCATATGCTGAAAGTGTTGTGCCTAATTTTACCAGAGGCACGATTACTGCAACCACAGAAACAACCACAAAGATAGTAGAAGCAATTCGTCAGATTGAATATACAACTGGCACATCATACACTGTGACTGGAACTAATATTAACATTCCTGGCAATCCTGCGCCAGGATCAAGTTACACAATTATGAATCAAGGTGCTCCATTCCAGTTCAGTGAAACCCATCTCGGTCCTGGAGTGGCTAAAGAAACATGGATAGATCGCACCACCGAACAAAAATCTACCACAAACTCTATATCTGTCTTTACGCAATAGGTCTTTATGTATCGCCTGTGCTGGCTCAAACAGCTCCTAGTAATACTAATATCGCTGGGCCTTCTGCTAGTGCTACTGGAAACGTTACAAACCAAGCAGTCCAAGTCCTCCAAGGGCCGTATGCTGTTAATACCTACGGAGCAGGGATTAGTTGTCAAGGGCCAACTTTAAGCGTTTCCCCATTTGTTTTGGGAAATATGAATGGTGGCAATGATCCTTCAACGTATCAAACTCACAGTGGAAATGGTGGAGTAAGTATGGGCTTCAATTTCCCCCTTGATGGTGGTTTGACAGAACTATGCAAAGCAAGGGCAAGAGTTGAAATCACTAGACAACAAGCGGAAGCAGACAAAGCAAGATTAGATTTTGAATTAGTAAGATTATTAAAGTGTGGGGAAGCAATTAAGTCGGGTATATATTTTCACCCAGAAAGTCCTTATGCAAAAATATGTTCTGATGTTGTAGTAAAGTATCCTAAAGTGCAGGACGTGGTAAATGGAAATAAAACCAATAAGATCAGCAAAAATTGATCCCCCATCAATTATACCAACTATTGATGTTCCAATAACTCAAGAAGCTCCTCGTCCTATTATAAGAGGATTGGCTGTTCCTGTAATTAATATGCCTAATGGATCTATCAAATATCCAGTTATAGATGTTCCTACACAAGAAGAGTTTGATGCTGCGGTAAGAGCAGAGCAAAAAGCACAAGAAGAAGAAAAACAAGAAAAGACCAGAGGACTGCCTGATACAACCCCTACTCCTCAACTGCCTCCAGTTGTTCAAACCCCCCAGGATAATCGGGTTATTTCCGATGATGCCCCCAAAACTAACCTAGGAGTACCTGTCATTGAAGTACCAATCGTCGGGGAAGTTCCCATTCCACCTAAAGAGCAAGTTATTCTTGCTGGGACTACTGCTACTGCTTCTGTTGCTGCGGCTCTTGTTGGGAAATCTTTGGTGGAATGGATGGTAGGTAAAATGAAACCTATCGTTCAGCAGATATTTGTAAGGGGTAAGAAACTCTTGAACAGAGACCTTACCCCATATGAACTTCAAATATATTTTACTTTTGAGAAGAGTCAGTCTCTTAAGAAAGTCAATAAATTACTGAAGAAAGAACAGAAGAATCAAAAGAAAGAACAATATAAGAAGTTTCACTCAAAGTGATTACTTCTTACGCTTCGCATCCAGTTCAGCAAAGTTCTTAACCTTTGTTCCACCATCATAAGTCCAAGCATAACCCTCAGCAATCATCTGGTTATTCAATGAAGTCTCTTCACCATTGATAAACAGATGACCGATGATACGACCATACTTCTCTGTAGAGTCTGGAAGTTCGGTCTTGATAAGAATATCCTTTGCGTTCTCACAACGCTTCTTCAACCATTCTTTTGATTCAAGTCCGTATTTCTTTTCGTTCGCATTTGTTGTACGTGACTCAGGAGTATCAACCCCAGCGAGGCGAATCCGTTTAGTAAGAGAAATATCGAACCCCAAATCAATATCAGCGTCAATAGTGTCTCCATCGACTACCTTATGGATTTCTCTGATACGATATATGTATGGATCTTGGTTTGACATCAGAAAGGAAACTTAATACTCCCAGTATTTAGTTTAGGGATAGGTAGTTTCTCAAATGCTTTGTTGACCTGCTTCTCTACAACAGCACCAACAAATTCTTCTGGATTGTCCAGAATCTTCTGTGCTTTTTGATAAGTTACATAAGCACCATAACAAAGTGCTCCACTAATCGCCAGACTTGTCGCTGACAGAATGAGTGCTAGGTTCTTCATCTTTCATCTCCTCAAATGCTAACTTTAATATGTAGTAAATGATGTATGCTACAAAAGTAAGTCCGCAGCTAAGTATAATTAATACTCCCCACGGAAACTCAGACATTAATATTTACCTTCTACACAATAATTTGACTTTTTGTTTGGTGTATATTCTTTATAACCTTCTTGTGGTTTCATCCATCCACAACCAATTAACCATTCCATTGTCATAGGTGTTGGACGAATCTGTTCCCACAAAGGAGCTTTAACACACATTTCTAAATGCCTTGCAGTTTGACCAGACTGTTCTTCTGCCCAATTAGCATCTGCTTCCCAAGGCACGGCACGACTCTGACCCATAGATTCATAAGATAGTTTAGTCATCTTCATGACCCAAGCAGGAATCTCTGAGTCCTGATGAACTTGTGCCATAAAGGAAGTTTTTAATCCACCTCCCATACAGTCTTGTACAACATGCCACCCTTCATGCCGTAAAGTTCCCAGAAACTCTCTAGGATCTTTTAGAAGTTCTTCGTTGATAAAGAACCGATTATAATCTGGCTTATAAAGCCCAACTGTTCTTGGAGTAAAATACCTACTAGGAGCAACGTAAACAGGAACGTTTAATTTATTGAGTGTTACTAAAATAGATTTAATTTCAGTTCTAAAGTTATCAAATTCTTTACCAGATAAAAACGTAGAGTCTGGAGTAAGTTGTTCTACTCCATTTGTACATTCTCTAAGTATCATACAGCCCATTGCAGCAAGACTATATGCTGGAACTGTTGGCTGTTTTTTTTCTAAAGAACTAGCAACAGCTGGAAATGTTAAAGTTAATGATAAACCAAATGCTGTAAGGAGTTTTTTCATCCTCGCCCCTCTTGTTGATGTATCCAAACCTTCAAATTTTTTACATATTTTCTTAATATTTCTGCTTGTGATAAATGCCAGCTGTCTTCAGTTTTGACATAGTTCTTGATGTGTTCATCAACAGCATCAAGACACTTCTTAATTACAGGATTCCAAGGCTCCCGAATAGGAGTATTCCATTCTCTTGGCATAATACCTCATTTTTTCTTGCCACCGTTTTTTGCTTTATTCGCAGTTGCATTTCCTTGGTTCTGTTTTTTATTATTTGCAGAACCTTTTTTTCCTTTGTTAGATGACTTAGCCATCAAGCTCCTGTGCGTGGTTGAACTTGTCCTTCTTCCAATGCTTCAACTCTTTCTTCAAGAGATGGTGCTACTGCTTCAGGAGCAGGTGGTTCGGGAGGAGCTTCTACAACTTCTTCTCTACGTGGCTCTTCTTTTTTCTCTTCATCTTCCCCACCTTTCTTCATTGTATTAATACCAAAAGTGGCGGCAGATGCTGTGAAGACCGTAGCAATAAAGGTAGGATCCATTTTAGATAACATACCAGCATAACTAGCGGTCAGAAGAGCGGCAGACCAACTCAAAATCGCAATACGAATCACTTGTCCCATAGCTTTTTCCTTTGTGTTTCCCATCAGTCTGTGTGATGAAGTCTCACTTATTTAGGTTTTTAAAACCTAAATTTGACTTTACCAGCAATAGAATTGTTGGTAACTCCATTGTTCACACCATGAGATGCTTCAACAATTAACATCTCTTTATAATCTACTTCTGCAGCAATCCCATAAGAGTTATCAGTACCATAAGCACCTTCTACACTGACTCCAAACAGATCCTTCTTCTTACCACCAAAACGAGTTTCCAGTTTGAGACCTGCTTCACCAACATGTGTAGTCTGATTAAACTCATCGACACTTCTAGCAGATTCTGAAGAACCAGTTTCGGTGTATGCGTTTCTCTTTACATTCTGAACAGTATATCCAACAAATGGTTTTACTGCCTTATGAAGATGCCAGTATAAACGATTAGAAACCCACCACTCAGAACCAGTTGTTTCACCAGCATTATTAAAGACACCTTCTACATTTCTGTTATACTTATAGTTGCTGTTCGCAATCGCAGTATTAGTATTCAGAGTCAGTGTGTTTCCTCTGAGTTCACTGAATACACCGAAGTGATCTTTGTTCTGTTGTGTACTTGAGTCAACACCATTGAGGTTTACGTTAACTCTATTGTACTGTCCACCAAGAGTCCAACCTTTGGTCACATCAAACTCAAATCCACCACCAAAGATCTTGGAATCAGCAGAATATCCGTCAGCATTATAGGACTGAACAAATCTGTTGTTCTCAAATACTCTTAATCTTTGCTTACCTGCAGTTGGCTCATGGTTGAGAAGTCCATTGATACCATCATTGATTCCATCAAGAACTTCTAGTTGATCTACACGACCAAAGTAATCTCTGTAAGTGTTAGCAACTTCAACAGTTGCAGCACCAAATGTAACTTGAGTAGCAGCACCGTTGGTGAATACTCTTGTATACACAGGAGTAGTTGTGGTTGTGGTAGTTGTATGTGCATTAATTTTCTGTCTTCCACCACTTTCAGATGCAGTGTGATTTACTGCAGAAACAGGAACAACACTAAAAGTTCTAGTTCTTACCCAATCAGATACAGTTGCTTGAGTTATAACAGAAGTTCCAGCATTATCATCAGTTGTTACTGTAGTTACAACTGGAGTTCCATTTGTTGTGGTGGTAGAACCATCACTCATTGTTGTAACAGTTGTTGGAGTGGTGGTTGTAACAGTTGTGGTTGTAGGAATCGTAATGACTTCTGTGTCGGTATAATGGGTTTCAGTTTGATTTCCATTCGCATCAGTTCCCATCACATGTCTGTGAGGATTATTTGTTACCGTTCTGGTTCCAGTAGTTGTGCTAGTTGTAACAATATTCGCACCAGCAGCAGTTGATACAACTGTTGGTGCTGGTGGAGGTGTTCCACCAGTTTCGTAAATATCAAGAATACCATTCAGGTTAGCGTCACCAGAAAGAAGACCCGCAGAAAGAGTTACAGTTCCAGTACGAATAACTTGTGATGATGGATCCCAATCCATCGTTGGTTGTGCGATTGGGTTATAAGTAAACTGATAATCTCCCGCAGCAAGTCCCGTGAATGTTACACCCTGCCAGGTATAACTATCCATTCCATATAATCTGGCAGGATCCCCATAAGGAATAAGATTAGTTCCATCAGACTGGAAATAGTTTGTACCAGAAATTAGTCCGTCTGGTGTTGTATTTTGGAGAAGTGTCCAGTTGACGGTTGTTGGTGTAAATGCAGTTCCATTGACACCCTGTAAAGTCATAGAACCTTCTGTAAAGGTAGTTCCAGCGTGCCAAGAACCATACCAGAATGTTACTGTTCCGCCGCTAGCACCAACATAACCGATAGAGTTGGTGTGAGATAATGCTGCTGTTGGCACTCCAAGAAGAAGCGCAGACGCTGCAGCAAGCGTCCTCGTAGCGTAAGACATATAAAAGTCCTCTATGACTTAGTGTGTACTAAACGAAACAGACCGAAGTGTGTTTAAAAGTAAAGTATTCACCAAGTCCTAGAGGACTCGGACTATGTAGATTCAGATCAGAAGATCAAGAATCAGTAATGATTGTATTTTATTTATCCCTTCTTCCAGGCTTCACCTTCTGCCTTTCTTCTACGTGCCAAACCTGCTTCTACATTTGAACCAGGATTGCGATAGAGGAATAGAGCATCGGGAACTAAGTCCCACTCTTTATTCTTCAGGCGTTTAGTAATAGTATTAAAGTTAGCGCCACCGTAGAAACCAGCACCGAGATTATAAGCAAAGCTGAGAAGAGCCCCTCTTTTTCCATCTGACATTTCACTCCAATGTGGGATTTTGCGTAATGCTGGAAGAAATTCCTTCTTACATTGTTCAATCAAAAGTTCATCTGCTTCCTGTTGTGTAAGTGTATCGCCAAGTTTGAATGCTGAGCCATCCTTTTTGCGAGTTGAACCCCAACCAATAGTAATTGGGAGACCTCCAGAAAGAGGATCAGGATATGCTTTTAGATGACATCCTTCAAACTCTTTGATCAATTTAATACCCATCATTGGGACATCATCACCACCAGTTACAGGAGCTGCAGCAGCGGCAGGGGCTGGTGCAGCACTAGTCTTTTTTCCGCGATAAATCTCTGCCCATTCTACATTATCACCAAGATATTCAACAGGGAGATTGTCTTCTAACCACTGAACTGCTTTCACATGGTTAGGATTTCTTTCATCATAGAATTGAAAGAAGTTGTGTAAATCTACTCTTGCCATGATTGTTCTCCTTTAGTAATCAGTCAAAAATACGACCCCAACCATCGTTGCCACCTGGACACCAACGATGCTTAAGAACTGCTTTGGTATAAATGGTCTTCTTACCATTTGTCACTGGACCAGTATAGTTATCGTTAAGAGAACCATAAGGATCGTTAACAAAATATCCTTTGCCATCTGGTGTCTTGCCGATGACTACACACATGTGCCCACCAGTAGGAGCAGATAAAGGACCACGGTGCAGGATACCAATAACAACAGGTTTCCCAGCATCAAGACTCTTATCAATGTCAGCAAAAGAAAGATTATAGCTAAAGTGTGACTTAATTCCATAGCCTGCCAGAACTTTCGTCTGTACCGCATGGTCAGTCGTGTCGCCAATCGCAAATACTTTCTTAACGTATTCATCGTCGCCTTTGATGCTTCCTGGCTTGAGGAAAGCAAGGCACATAGCGCACGATGAACTGTTACAAGTTCTATGTGCATCTCTATAGTTATCTACTTGATTGAAGTATGGAACTGCAAGAACTTCTGGAGTTGGTGGTTTTGTTCTGAAAATACCGATCCAGTCAGTCTCTGCATCATCTAAGAATTTTTCTGGAAGTTTATCTTCCAACCACTGAACTGCCGCTACATGATTGGAGTTCTTCTCATCATAAAATTTAAAAAAGTTATGAAGATCTAGGGTCATTTTTTCGTTAACAAACAACACCACCCTATTTATTAAATGCGATACTCTTCAATCTTATCCAAGACTTTATTAAGATATTGATGTGCCAACCACTTAGGATCGCACCCAGATTTATTCATCCATTCATTATTCAAGTCTCTTTTTAACTTAAGAACTTCACACTTAATAATATCTTTAGTCAATTGACCGCGTGGCATAATACAAAAAAACTCTGCTGCTTATTTAGCAACAGAGTTGATTATGTGTATTATTATTTCAAAAAATTCCAGGAATGATTTGACCAGTGGTGAGATAAGCACCAACACCTGCAACAAATCCAATCATTGCAAGACGAGCATTGAGGATCTCTGCCTCAGGGGTAAAACCGAATTTCATTTTAGTTCTCCTTAGTAAGTTTCAGAAAGTTTTTCTACAGAGTAACTCAGAAGCACAAAAAAGGCAACTGAGGTAATGGTGAAGATTGCTTCAGTCATCAGAAGACACCGAAGAAGAGTTTGCCAGTGCCAAGATAAGAAATAAGACCAGCAACAATGCCGACCATTGCCCAACGCCCATTATACTTCTCCTTTACTTGATTGGGAGTGTCCATCCCATAATTTTCATAATACATAGTGGGCTCTTTAGCAAACATATTTTGCTGCCCACGATCATTCGTTGTTACGGTCATTGAAGTTTTGTAAAGAACTGTTACACAATTATATAGGAAAAAGAAGGGGCTGTCAAGCCCCTTTGTTATCGAATACTGACTTTAATAAGTATAAATGCTTACAGATTATTGAATTCAAATTCAAAGAACTGATGGGTTTCCATTTTATTTGATTCATTTTGCCACCAAGCAAGAAGACCATCACGACTTCCTTTGTGGAAAACATCAACATGTTCAGGATGTATCGTAGATCCCAAATCAAGTTTATAAATGAACACTGGAATGGCATAAGTTTTACCAGCATTATAAATTAAGTCATCAGCAACCGCTCTAGGTCTGACACCATTATCCAATTTATACTTATCTCCACGAACATGAAGCGCCATCAGCTTCTCAGCATAGCGACGATTAATCATGTATGCTGCTGTAGAAAAATCATCCACAAGTCTAGGATGTAAATTTCCAAGAAGTTTACGTGGATTAATAACAGCTAATTGCACTACATCCCAATCATAAGGAATATAGCTATAAAATTCTTTCCATGTAAAGGGCCAATACTTAACTGTTTCAAGATCCAAATCATCTTCACAAAAAATGGCATGATCTTCATCAGAAGTTTCTAGCCAATGCTTCATTCCTTTAAGGTGAGAAGTGACACAACCCACTTCGCCAGATGAAATTTCTGGATATCTCCCAAGGAGTATATGGCTAAGATCATCATCCCGACCATCGTAAGCAGAAATTCTTTCATAATTTTTAATTTGCCAGTAATCAAATTGGTCTTCAATGTTCTTTCTTCTTTCTGGCTGCCCATCGAGATTTAGATAGTAGATTGGACAAATACCATTTAATTTATATGCAGATTTATTTGTATCCATTGATAATTTCAGTTACGCTAGGAACATAGTGTTTTTTAATGACCTTGATCCAATCAAAGTTCTTGGAGTATTCTAGTATATCTTTGCGATGTTGTAAAGAGTATTCTCTGTTTTCTATAATTTTACTCTCAACATATTCGACATCATTAATTTTATCTTCTGGTATGACTGTAATAAATTCTTTAGATGTATCTAGATTTGCTTTCCCCCACTCACACACAACAACTCCAAGTCCTGCTGTAAGAGCTTCCATACAAACCAAAGGATGTGCCTCTCCATCAGATAACAAAACTAGATTACCATATTGAGTCAACTCCCTATAAAGAGTTTCCTTATCCCATTCCCCTAGATAATTTTTGTTTGGATTAAATCTAGAGTCTGCAATATTACCAGCAAACCAAAGACTATCAATAGATTGAAAAAGATGCTGGCGCTTACGATAATCAATCTTAGCAAGGTAAATGCTGCGATCTCCAAAGTTTGGATTATCAGTGTAATTAAAGACTTCTGAATTGACACCGTTTGGAGTTATAAACAGATTTTTTTGCGGAATGCTCAGCATTATTTGATAAACTTTTGCAATCCCTTCAGACAAACAAAACACATTAGGTTGTATTTGACCAAACGCATTAAAAATATTTACATATCCATTAAACATATCTGGACGTTCTAGATATCCAAAA